TGAAATATTTAATGTAATGGGTCAATTACAATCACTACAGAGAATTAAAAAATCTGGTGAATTAGAAAGTAGTTATAAAGAGAAAGAACAAATTACCCAACATGACAAACCAAAAGTTTGATTTTGTATTTTTAGGTCAATCGGTTTTAAAGTATCAGGTTCCATTAGATATATTTAACTCTATTAACTATATTTATGAATCTAACTTTCATAATTTAGCACCTGCTAATGGACAGCTGGTGGGTAAGATAGAAAAAGAACATTCTTTATTTTATCACGGGGCTGATCAAACTAAGATGAAAAACCATAATATGTTGCCAAAAGATGTAACAAATTATTTTATGGAGATGTTTAAACATTATTTAGCGTTTAATAAAATTAGAGACTATGATTTACACCTTAACTCTATTTGGGTTAATGAAATGAAACAACATGAATATAATCCAGCTCACGTACATAGAGGTATGTTGTTTACTGGTTTATCTAGTGTAATGGTTTTAAAATTACCATCAACATATGGTAAAGAATATTCAGCAGAACACGTACAACAGAACGGTAGGCTACAGATATTAGGTGCAGCCAACGGTCAGTTTGCAAAGATAGATTATCAACCACCTATGGACCTTAGAGACTTTTACATTTTTCCATATGATATGAGACACTGTGTTTATCCTTTTAATGGAACTAACGAGACTAGACGAACTCTTGCTGCTAACTGTGATGTGCAATTTGATCCAATAAAAAATAGAGGTGCAGCATAATGGAGAAAGAATATTACATAGATAATCACATAGGTTTATTTAAAAATTTTATGCCAGATGCGTTAATAACTGATTATTTAAATTATTTTAATAAGTGTGAGCAACAAGGTGCCGTGTATCCAAGACAAGTAGATGAGATGTTGGTATCAGATAATGCAATAGATACAATAAGAGATACTAATCTTCCTATGACTTACAATAACAAACCTTTTATAGATATGTTTTTTAAAGATGTGTATCCTTTGTATGTTCAAAAATATTCATATTTAAAAAAATTAGCAACACATAATATATTAGAAGTTAAGATACAAAAAACAAAAGTAGGTGAAGGTTATCATTTTTGGCATTGTGAAAATGCTGAGATGAAAGCAAGAAATAGAATACTAGCTTTTATGGTTTATCTTAATGATGTAACTGAAGGTGGAGAAACAGAATTTCTATATCAAAAGTGTAGATTCAAACCTGAAAAGAATACATTATTAGTTTGGCCTTCACAATTTACACACGTTCATAGAGGAAACCCACCTTTGTCGAATGATAAATATATAATAACAGGATGGGTAGAATACGGATACTAATATGATAACAGAACCACGTTGGCGATCTTTTATAGTTGAAACAACACAACCTCTATTAACACCATTACAATGTAAAATGGTAATAGAAGCAGGTAGAGAAGAACCTAGAAATGATGCAAGTGTTGGAAGTGATAAAGGTATTAAAGGTGGAAAGATAGATACTAAAACTAGAACCTCACATATTAGTTGGATACCGTTTAAAAAAATGCCAGAGATGTATAAAGACATTGAACGTATTATGAAAACTACCAATGGTAATCATTTTGGTTTTGATGGAATGCAAATAACAGAGATGGCACAATACACAGAGTATCCAGAAGGTGGGTTTTATGAATGGCATGTAGATAACGATGTAAACATGCAACACGAACCACCTATAAGAAAAATATCTATGACTTGTTTGTTATCCCCTGAGAATGAATTTGAAGGTGGAGACCTAGAGTTAATGGCTGAAGGTAAAGTTGCAAAAATTAAACAAGGACACGCAGTATTTTTTGCATCATTTATTAGACATAGAGTAAAACCTGTAACACGTGGCATAAGAAAATCTTTAGTGATGTGGTTTGGAGGGACACCGTTTAAATAATGTTTAGAGAATTACATTTTCCAACCCCTATTTATATTTTAGATATAAAGGATCAAAATTTAAATATTCAATTAGAAAAAGATATATTAAATTGGATGAATCAAGATAAAGGAGTGACTAGAACAAATGTTAAAGGTTGGCATTCAACAACTGATATGCACACAAAACCTGAATATGCTAGACTAGTAAAAGCTTTACATGAAGCACAAAAGAAAATTTATGATGAAGAACATTTAGATTCAGAACCTTTTTTAGGAAATATGTGGGCTAATGTAAATCCTCCAGGTGGAATGAATAGAGCTCATATGCACCCTAATTCTTTGTGGTCTGGTGTGTATTATGTTAAAGCTCCTAAGAACTCGGGACATTTAAAAATCGATGATCCAAGAGCAGCAGCTTCTATGTGTAGACCTAAAATGAGAGAAAGATACAATCATCCAGATACAGCACCTACAAGATTATGGAGAGAGCATCAGTATGAACCTATTGCTGGAAGGTGCATTATGTTTCCTTCTTGGTTAGTACATTGTGTTGATCCTAATGATTCTAATGATATAAGAATATCAGTATCATTTAACTTTTTACAAAAGACGATGTTTGTATGACATTTCAAACTAATAAATATCAAGTAATTAAAAGCGCTTTATCTTACGAGCTAGCTAACTTTGCATTAAATTATTTATTACTTAAGAGAGATGCAACAAGATTTATGTATGAAAATAATCTACATTCACAGTCCCCGATCCTTGGAACATGGACCGATGAACAGATACCTAATACCTTTTCTTGTTATGGTGACTTTGTAATGGATACACTATTAGTTAAAATGTTGCCTGTAATGAAACAACATTCAGGACTAGATTTGATACCAACTTATTCATATGCTAGGGCGTATAAAAAAGGAGATTGTTTACATAGACATAAAGATAGACCTAGTTGTGAGATATCATGTACGCTTAATTTAGGGGGAGATCCTTGGCCTATATTTATAGATGGCACAGGAGCTAATAATGTTGTTAATGAAAGACAGAATATTGTAAAACCAAACGCTCCAGAAGGCACGAAAGTCTTGCTTGAAGTAGGAGATATGCTAGTATATAGTGGCTGTGAACTCGAACATTGGCGAGAGCCTTTTGACGGGAACATTTGCGGTCAAGTATTTCTACATTATAATCATGTGAATGGCCCATTTGCTGATAAAAATAGATTTGACGGCAGACCTATGTTAGGTCTACCATCATTTGTAAAATAGTATTATAATGAGGTTATATGTTACAAAAGCTAGGATTCCTACCGGGGTTTAATAAACAAGTCACATCAACAGGTGCTGAGTCTCAATGGACAGGCGGCGAGAACGTACGTTTTAGATATGGGACACCTGAAAAAATAGGTGGCTGGAATCAATTAGGTGAATCAAAATTAACCGGTGTTGCAAGAGGCTTGCATCATTTTGTTAATAAGGCTTCAATTAAATTTTCAGCAATAGGGACCAACAGAATTTTATATGTATACTCTGGAGGAGTATACTACGACATACACCCATTAACAAATCCATCAGGCACGGCTATTACTAGTGCATTTAGCACAACTAATAACGATCCAGCTGTAACAATTACTTTTAGTGGATCACATAATTTTCAAGCAGGAGATATAATATTATTTGGGGACACAAGTACTTTTAGTGCTATTACTAATTCTAATTTTGGTGCTTCAGATTTTTGTGATAAAAAATTTATGGTAACTAGTGTACCAACTGCATCAACTATAACTATTACAATGCCAAGTGTTGAGACAGGAAGTGGAGCAACTACTTCTGGAGGAATTACTTATTATCAATACTATCACGTTGGTCCTGCTGAACAGATAGGAGCGTATGGTTGGGGTATATCTTTATTTGGAGGTACAATCTTAGGATCAGTAACAACTACGTTAACGGCTCCAGGTTTAGGTGACAATGCTTTTGGAACAGGTGGGTCAGGAACTACAGTTAATGTTGGAAGTACCACAGGATTTCCTTCTACAGGAACTAATTATTTTCAAGTAGGTAGTGAAGAAATTTCTTACACAGGTGTAACAGCTACAAGTTTTACCGGAATTACAAGAGCAGTTAGAGGATCAACTCGGGCTGCGCATAGTGGAGGAGCTACTATTACTAACACATCTAGTTGGACTGGATGGGGATCAGCTGCAGCTAACACTGACTCAGTAACAGATCCTGGTCTATGGTCCTTGGACAATTTAGGTTCTTCACTTATTGCATTAATACATAATGGAGAATGTTTTGAATGGGACGGGGATGCGGCTAATGCAACAGCAACAAGAGCCACTATTATAACAGGTGCACCAACAGCGTCACGTGATATGATAGTTGCTACCACTAGTCGTCAGTTAATATTTTTTGGAACAGAAACAACTATTGGTGATAAAACTACACAAGACGATATGTTTATAAGATTCTCGGCTCAAGAAGATATTACAAATTATACACAGAATATAAACACTACAGCTGGTGCACAAAGACTGGCCGCCGGATCACGGATCATGGGATCTGAACTTGGTAGAGATGCAATATATGTTTGGACGGACACATCTTTATTTACGATGCGTTTTATTGGTGGACAATTGGTTTTTGCTTTTGCACAAGTTGGTACAAACTGTGGATTGATAGGAATGAATGCAGCTGTTGAAGTTGATGGTGCTGCGTACTGGATGTCTGATAATGGTTTCTTTAGATTTACTGGTAAACTAGAATCAATGGATTGTTTAGTTGAAGATTATGTTTATGATGATCTTAACACTACATCTAATCAATTGGTATATGCAGGTATTAATAACTTGTTTGGTGAAGTTACTTGGTTTTATCCAACAGCTACATCAAATGTTGTTAACAGATCTGTTACTTATAGTTATTTAGATTCAACATCTAAACGACCTATATGGTTTACTAATGCAAGCACTTTATTTTCTAGAAGCACATGGGAAGATTCAGCAGTATTTGGATTACCTCATGGTACTAAATATGATTCAGGAAATGATACATCATTTGATGTAACTGGAAATACAGATGGTACAACAATTTATTTTGAACATGAAACAGGAGTTAATCAATTAGAAGCTGGAGCAATTACTACAGCTATACCCGCTAATATTACTTCTGGTGATTATGATATTACACAAAAAGTTATTAGAGGAGCTGCAACTAATATGGCTGACCTTAGAGGAGATGGTGAAAATATTATGCGAGTTAGTAGAATTATACCAGATTTTATTGCTCAACAAGGA